ACTCTAAAGCAGCTGGTAGTTTTAGGTCTGCTTTTAAATCTAATTGCGCAGGTAAAGGTTCTAAGGATACTTTTACTTGGCAGGGTCGTAAATATTCTTGCGCTAGAAAATAATGTATAAATTTGGAAAAAGAAGTAGACAAAGATTAAAAGGTGTTGATGCAAGACTTGTAAATGTCCTTAATGAATTAATTAAAATTATGGATGTTACTATTATTGAAGGTGTGCGGAGTAAGGAGCGGCAGGAGCAATTATTAGCACAAGGGAAAACAAAGACTAGGTTTTCCAAACACATAGAAGGAAAAGCTGTTGACCTCGCTCCTTACCCGATTAACTGGGATGATAGAGAAATGTTTCATTATATGGGTGGAATGTTAAGAGGAATAGGTCAATCAATGGGATTAAAGATTCGTTGGGGCGGCGATTGGGATAGTGATGGGGATATACACGATAATAATTTTGATGATCTAGTTCATGTGGAGATAAGAGATTAAAATGGCAAGAGTAACAAAAAAATCTAAAGCACAAGTAAATAAACAAATATGGGATAAGGCAAACAATTCTCATAGACAAAGATGGCAAACAGTTAGTCAAAAAGGATACGATTTTTACCTTAATGAACAACTAACTAAAGATGAGCAAACTATGTTAGAAGAATCTGGTATGCCAACATTTACTATAAATAGAATAACTCCTATTATAGAAATAATGAAATACTTTGTTACTGCTAATAATCCTAAATGGAAAGCTGTAGGGGCAACTGGAGACGATGCTGATGTAGCTCAAGTACATTCGGATATAGCAGATTATTGTTGGTATCTATCTAATGGTAAGTCTTTGTATAGTCAGATTGTTTTAGATTCACTTACAAAAGGATTAGGGTTTTTTCTTGTAGATATTGATAAAGATGCAGATAGAGGAATGGGCGAAGTTAGATTTAACAGAATTGATCCTTATGATGTATTTGTAGATCCTGCTAGTAGAGATTTTTTATTTAGAGATGCAACATTTATTCAAATAAGAAAAAATATATCTAGAGCAAGATTAATTAATATGTTGCCTCAATTTGAAACTAGAATAAAAAAAGTAACTAAAGGAAGTGATGTTGTTTCTTATTCTCAAAGAGATGCAGAGTTTACAGATAGTATACAACCTGAAGATTTAACATATGGTGTAAATATGGATGCTGAAGATGAAGATATACTTCCATATTATGAAACATATAGTAAGAAAAAATTTAAATACAGAAATGTTTATATAAAAATTGAACCTAGTGAAGCAGAACTTTTAATGTTAAAAGAAGCAGTAAAAGATCAATTAGAAGCGTTCCAACAAGAAATAGAAGTTCAATTAATAGAAAAACAATTACAAATAGAGCAACAAGTTCAAGCAGGAGAAGTTATTCCAGAAAGAGGAAAACTTATGGTTGAAAATTCTCAAAAAATGGCTGCTCAAGCTATTCAAGAAAAAGAAATGGAACTTATATCTCAAGCAAGAGAAGAAGCTACTATTGTTAAAGAACAAGTAATGTCTGAATCTCAATTTTTAGAATTTGAAAAAGATGAAAACTTTAAAAAAAATATAATTGATTCTGTAGAATTTTATGAGAATAGAATAATTAAAACTTGTAGCGTAGGAGACGATACATTTTTATTTGAACAAATTATTCCTATTAGTGAATATCCAATAGTTCCTATGCCTTATATGTACACAGGAACACCTTATGCTATGAGTGCTGTAACTCCATTAATAGGTAAACAACAAGAAATAAATAAAGCACATCAAATAATGTTACACAATGCAAACCTTTCTTCTAATCTTAGATGGATGTATGAAGAAGGATCTGTACCTGAAGATGAATGGGAAAAGTATTCTTCAGCGCCAGGCGCATTACTAAAATACAGACAAGGATTTGCTCCTCCCACACCAATACAACCAGCACCTATTAACAATGCTTTTTTTACAGTTGTTCAACAAGGCAAAACAGATGCAGAGTACATTAGTGGTGTACCTTCTGCAATGATGGGATTCTCTCAAGATCAAGCGGAAACATATAGAGGTTTACTTGCAAATGATGAATTTGGAACGAGAAGATTAAAAGCATGGATGAATAGTATTGCCGAACCAGCTTTAGAGCATGTAGGTCGTATATTTAAAATGATGGCTCAAAATCATTATACAATAGAAAAAGTTTTTAGAATTGTACAACCAGAAGCAAACAATCAAGAAGAAAAAGAAGTAAGAATTAATGTAAATCTATATAATGATTATGGAAAAGCAGTAGGTAAATACAAAGATTATGCATCTGCAAGGTTTGATGTAAGAATTATCGCTGGTGCAACTTTACCATTAAATAGATGGGCATTGTTAGAAGAATACTTTAGATGGTATCAAGCAGGATTGATTGATGATATTGCAATGTTATCTGAAACAGATATAAGAAATAAAGAAAAAATTGTAGAAAGAAAGTCTATGCTTTCTCAAATGCAAGGTCAATTACAATCTGTACAAGAATTAGTAAAAGAAAAAGATGGTACAATAGAAACACTACAACGTCAATTAGTACAAGCAGGTATTAAGATGAAAGTAGGAGACGCTAATAATGAAATACGAAAAGATGTTCTTGAAACTGAAGCACAACAAAAACTTCTAAGAGGAATGTTAAAAGTTGAATTTCAGAAAATGAGAGATCAAATGCAGTCTGATATAAAATCAACGAGAGAAGATGTAAGAGAAAATGAGCAGTCTTAACACTTGCATTTTAGATTTTATAACTGCTAAATTAAAATAACCTTAAAATAGGAGAAAGTATGTCAGAACAAGTAGGTAACGCCAATCAGGCCCCCGAAAGTAAAAGCGTACAAGATGCTGTCATGGGAATGTCGTCTAATGATTTTTTTGAATCTTTAGATAATCAAGTCAATGGTGGCATATTAGAACCTTCGCAACCAACCTCGGAACAAAGCGGTAACACGCAGACGAGCCCTAATGTAGAAGTTCAGAATGAAGTACCAGATAATAATTTGGATACTTTACAAAAAAGGTATAGTGATTCTAGTAGAGAAGCAAAGAGACTTAATTCTAAATTAAGAGAATTAGAACCTTATATGCCTATACTAGATGCTATGCGAGAAGACCCTAACTTAATTTCTCATGTTAGAAATTACTTTGAGGGTGGAGGCCAGACCCCTGAAACATTGAATCAACAATTAAATCTAGATGAAGATTTTGTTTTCGATGCTGAAGAGGCTTTCGGCAAACCCGATTCTGATTCTGCAAAAGTATTAGGAGCAACGATTGATGGAGTAGTCCAACGTCGTCTTTCTAATGTCTTACAAAGTCAAAAGCAAGAAAATGCAAAAATGGCTAAAGAGGCTCAATTCAAACAAAAGATGAATATGTCTGAAGATGAATGGAGGAATTTTACTGAATTTGCAAAGTCTAAGTCTTTAGAACTTGAAGACATATATTACTTAATGAATCGTAAGAATAGGGATGTGCAGATAGCTGATAATGCTAGACAAGAGATTCATAATAAGATGAGAGAAGTTCAACAACAACCTGCTACACTTGCAACGCAAGGAAGCACACCAGTTGAAAAGTCATCTGATGATAGGGTTTTTGATACAATTTTAGGTTCTGGTAGTGAAATAGAAAAGGCTTTCAGTATCTAAAATAATATACTGTCAGCCGTAAACCAAAAGTGAGGCAATTATGGCTGATGTTTTCGGAATGGAAACATATGGAGCGTCTCCAGACGCTGGACACAGTGGAACATCTGTACCCGGCACAGGAGATCTCAGGCGGCGATATAACTTTGGGGATAGGATTTCTGAACTATCAATAGCGCAAGACCCTTTCTTCCGATTTGTATCACAAGTCGCAAAAAAACCTACGGATGATCCTGAGTTTAAATTTACTGAACAAAGACATTCGTATCATAAGAGATATGCATATATTATGGGTCAGGTTGATAATGGATCTGATTCATTTACAGATGGTACTCTTAGACAATCTAATGCATCTGGTGATGTATCTGCAACAGGTCAATCTGTAGAACTTTATATGGCTACAGATTATAAATCTGCTGGTAACATTACTAGTATTCATGGTCAATCAGATACTAAAGTTGATGTTGGTGGAAGTGGAACAAGACCTACTTTTTTTCTACCTGGTCAAGTAGTTAAAATTCCAATTTCAGCAACTGCTGGAGGAGGAGTTACTCTTAAAGGTTATCATTTAATGAAAGTAGATAGTCTTACTGATTCTCTTAGTAAAGATGGTAAAGAATGTGTAAAACTTTCTGGTAAGATTGTTAAATTTGACAGCGCAGGTAACGAACTAATGTCATTTCAAGGTGATGATTTTACAGCAGGTGGTAATGATGGTGATGGAGATTTAGATGCTGGTGGTGAACAAGTCTACGATCAGAACATAGCTAGTATATTAGAAGCTAGACGTTCTTATGTTGTAGGAACTGCTCATTCTCAAGGATCTGGATACCCAGAATCTTGGAAAGATCAACCTTACTCAAGTGCTGTAGGATTAACTCAGATCTTCAAAACTGCAATGGCAATGGATAATACTACAAGAGCAACTGTTCTTAAGTATGAACCTAACGAATTTGCAAGAATTTGGAGAACAAAGTTAATCGAACATAAGTATGACATTGAAACAGCTTTGTTATTTGGTTCTCAAGCAAAAGTAGATGGCGTTCAATACACAGAAGGTGCAATTAGTTTTGTTACTAATTATGGTAACATTTTTGATGGTTCTGGTATTGGTGGATCTGGTACAAAGTCTCAAGATGATTTTCTTGATGATATGTCTCAATTCTTAGACCCTCGTTACAATAATGCAAATGCTACATTATTTATGTGTTCAACTGATACTTACAATTGGATGCACAAATTAAGTGGATATTTCTCTGCAAATGTTTCAAAAGTAGCGGATTATACTTCAGGAAGTTCTACTGCTCTTGGAAGAAGTGATTTCCAAATTGCAGGTCGCAAGGGTGTCTATGGATTAGATATTACACAAGTTTATACTCCTTATGGTGTTATGAATCTTGTTCGTAATGTTCATCTTGATGGATCTCCAATTAAAATACTTGCTTTAAACATGAGTCATTTAGCATACCGACCATTGGTAGGTAACGGA